GATTGAATTAAGTCAAGAAATATTAAATTATATTAATGGAGAAGATATAAGTTCTAATACAGATAAGTATTTTAATAATTACGATACATTATTCGATTATGATAAACTATTTTACGACTTTATAATTAATTCTAAAGAAAAAATAAGTTATGAAATGTTTAAAGAATTAGATAGGGAAAAAATAATTGAATACACTCTAATACTTTTAGCACAAAACCAAGTTTAAGAAGTTTATTTTACTATTCTATACATTATAATACCACCTTTTCTTGTAACTTTAACAATATCACCAGTTTTAAAACCATAAAATCTAGAAACAGGGTCATATTGTGATAAAGTTGGATATTTGTTACTATATTTTTTCTTAAATTCTGAAGCTTCTTTACTATCTTTTTCATATGCTAATTCATGTTTTGGCACTAGATAGTTTTGTGTTACATTGTATTTAAGCTCGTCTTCTTGAAATAGTTCAATTATTATTTCAGTTGATTCATCTACAATTTTTTTAGCTATGGAAGTCGCATTATCTTTATAAACTATTATTGCGTGAAAAACTTCTAATTCTTTCATAATAGAAATATATTCTTGAATTTTTTCAACATTGAATTTAGGGGTATTAGAAATAAACGCACAAACTTGTTTTCCGTCTTTCTTTAGAGCAAATATTGGGGCTTCATCTTTATATATAATATTATATCCTCTTTGTTCGAACATTTCTGTACATACTTTATAGACTTTATCCATGATATAATATTACTTATTAATGTTTAACTTAAAAATCATTTTTATTTTTCTTGCAACTTTTACTTCTTAATTTATTTTTAAGTTTCTTACCAAAATCTACAATAATAGCCGAATAATTTCTTATAAATTTTGTTAATGATTCAGAATTTCTTAATAATTCGTTTAATGTTAATCGTATCAATTCATTTCTATCTATATCTGGATTTGATAAGCGTATATCAGACCAAAATATAGCCCACACGGAACAAAACCCATATTTTGGATCTGTTGGTAAATGTTGATTTTCCTCATCTTGAAGTTCTTGAAATATTTTATATTTGGAAAAAGGTTTTAAGTATTTATGTATACCTATCTTATCTTCAAATAATTTTTTAATTTTAATATCTATGTTTTTAGCTCTTAAACAAGTAGAAGAAATTTCACCTAAAGAATCAAATCTTTCTATAATTTTATTTTTAATATCATATATTAAATACGTTGCATGTCCTCCGGAAGTTTTACATGTAAATCCGAATGGAAATATGATAAATCTTTTATCTGAAGAATGATTCAAATGTTTATCAAACTCATTCCAGAAATTCTTAGGTACATGTATATATCCATTTGTGCTATTAGTTTGAATCCATCTTAAAGATACATCTGTATGTTCTTTAGGATATTTCTTTGAAGGAATAACAACGCAACTATTGTTATATTTTTTGTTTAAATATACCATACCTACTAAATTGTACCATGGATTTCCTTCAAAAGTAGTTTTCTTAACTTTCTTGACCGAAGGGATTTTTATATTCATTTATTATAAGGAAATATAAATAATAAAGTTTTTATTCACCGTTTAGAATACTGTGAAGGATTTTTTTGAATTTCAGGTGGTAAAGACGCGTCTATCTCAAGCTTCTTTTCAAGAAAATTTTTATAACTAAAATATTTGTTTTTGCTAGTTTCTTTTCTTTCTTTGTAATTCTCAACGGGTACGTTTGGATCCATTGTATTTGAAATATTTTCCAATTCTTTATATGATAAATAATTTGACATTTTAACAATAAGTTTTTATTTTTAGATTTAAAAATAAATTATTGTAATTATTAAAATGAACGAACACAATGTACTAAAGTATGATTATAACCTATTTGATAATCCTATGATAGAACAAGCTAAAAAAGCTATGTCTAAAAAAGATCTCGAAAGATATGAAGATTGGGGTCATGCAGTATTTGACGATATTGATTATGAAAGCACAGCTATGACTAAATACCCTCCTCCGATGATAGATGCCTTAGCTTATATAGAAGATTCTATAAAGTCCGGACAGCATCCAAGTACTTTAAATAAAGATGAATTGAATTTATTAGTAGAAATAAGAGGGGAGAACTGGTATGAAAAATGGGGATATACTAAAGAAGATTTGGAAGATATAGTTAATGTAAAAATTGATAATACAGTTGCAAATAATTAAAAATTATTAATATTGTTATAAATAAAATGGATAAAGAATACACTATTCAAAAAAATACAAGAAATGATTTTGCAAATATGTCAAATGAATCTTCATATTCATGTCAAGGTTCTGGTTGTACATGTAAATACTTACATAATAGAACTGAGTATGATAAACAACAGAACTTACTGTTTCAAAAAGAAAATAATATTGATTACGAAAAGAACATGTTTATAAGTTTCAAAAAGAAGTTTTAAACAGTTGAAGATTTTTATATTTGTATGAAATATAAAAAGCAAATGTGTAATATTGAAGATATGTACGGATTGTAAACTAGTATTTAGTAAATGGAATAATATATACAAACACCTACTTACAAATATTTTTCAGAAGAAGCTTAAAAATTAAATATATTATTAATAAAACAATGGAAGATGTAATGATAGATATAGAAACTTTATCAACGAAAAAAAATGCAGTTATACTTACAATAGGCGCTATTAAATTTAATAGATACGAAGAAAATAAAGATATTACAGCCATGGAAAAATTTTATTGTAGAATTACACAAGACTCGTGTCTTAAAATCGGTATGGTAATAGACGAAGATACTAAAAAATGGTGGGATATTCAAAGTTATGAATCTAAATATGAAGCTTTATTAAATCCGGACAGAATAGATATTAATGTAGCCTTAGAAAAATTTAAAACATTTTTAGGTAATGTAAAATATGTTTGGGCGAATAGTCCAAATTTTGATTGTACTATTTTAGAAAATGCTTTCAATTCTTGCAACATAGAAATACCTTGGAAATTTTGGAGTTTAAGGGATTGCAGAACAATATATGATTTAGGCAAAGTTACTTTGAATACAATAAAAAATGATAACAAACATGATGCAATTTCTGATTGTTATTCGCAAATTTTATGTGTTCAAAAATGTATTAAAAATTTAAATTTACACGACTGTAATTATAAAATCGATCCAAAAAAAAATTGAATTTCTATTAGGACTACCCACTATATATTCAGGTATTATGTCTAGTGATAACAACAATATTATTAATATGAAGAACACGAATATCGAAGTTTCTAAGGGTGAAAAAACTTGTGCTTGTGGCTCACCTTGTTATGGTTCCCAGTGCAAGTCTTGTCATTTAAAAATGGTAGCTGAAAGACAAGGAGATTGTGAAGATTGCAAAAAGAAGTTTAATCAACTTAGAAAGGATGGGAGTCGAAGAAAGAGATGTGAACCATGTCAAGAAATCTATTCTAAAAAGCACATTTCCAACTGCAAAGATTGTAAAAAACCATATCATTCATCTTTACCAGATGGTAGAACTTTTGCTAAGTGCTATGATTGCTATCAAAAAACTGATCTCAAGAAATGTAAGAATTGTAACTTTAAGATCCAGGCTAAATTTGAAGTTTGCGGCAAGTGTTTGGTCGAAGAGAAAACAAAAGCTACGGAGAAAGAGTACCCCCCTAAGGATTGTAGGACTAAAAACTGTAAAAACAAAACTACTTTTACATTCTGTAGACAATGTCATACAGATTCGAGAGATGCAGAAAATCAATATATGATATCAACATGTCAAGAACCAGGTTGTGGATATCGTTCAAGAGGTAATTTTAAATACTGCAAAGAACATTACCGGAAAGCTTAAGTTGTAATACCTATAAAATTTTTAATCTTCATAACGCTTAACCTTTAATACTTATAAAATAAAACTTTTGTAATTTTAAACTATGTATATATTTTAAAATTATTATACCAATTACACAATTTGAACTTTTTGCGCAATTATTTTTGGATTTGACTCCTGTAAATTATTTTGTCTTTCTTTCTTATAATCATAAGAACAACTATGTATATAAAATGGCAGACAATTTAAACAAAATTTTTGTAAACATTTGCATTCGTGTTCCCATAAAGTTTTTTTTCTACAGTAATTGCATCTCATCTTAATACTTTATTAAATAAAAGATTATTTTAATTCAATTTTTAAATTATATTTAATATTTTTTTAAACTTCTAAGCCTCTTTTTAGGGGATCTTCGTTTTCTCGAGCATATTCTTTTAATTTTTGATTTACTTAATTGCGAAGCTAATAAAGGTGTTGACGAATTTACTCTTTTAGACGGTCTACATACTGGATAATTTTTTTTCCAATCTCTAGATAATTTCGACCTACCACATGATACTTTTTTAGGCAGTTTACATATATTAATCCATTTTTCTTCCATCCATCTACTAATACCACGAGACTTAGATTTTTTACCTGAATATTTTCCACCTCGTCTTTTATATTCTTTAACTAACCAGGCTGAACCATACGCAGAAGGCCATGCTTTAAATTTTTTTTTAGCTTCAGTTTTTACTTTGTTATATAAACTTTTATTTGTAGGATTCATTATTTATTATTAAAAACATTTTATAAAATCATATAAACTATTAACATAAATAATATAGCGTGTAATATAAACATAACAGACATATCGATTCTATTTTCTTTTAACATATTTAAGTATTCTGGGAATATAAAAGGAGCTCCTAAAAGTATAAAGAAGAATCCCAACCATAAGGATACTAGTAATTTTTTATAACACCAAGAATTATGTCTATGTCTGTGAATATGAGTATTATCATCAGAAGAACCAGAAGAACTAGAAGAACTTCCATCAGAAGTTTTCATATTTTTAACCTTAAAATTTTCCACACTTATAACTTTATTATCCTTTCTTGTGTACATTTTTATATTATAAAATAAATAAAATATTTTTTATTCTAAAATTTTTGTTATATTATTAAAATTTTTAATAATTTCGTTTAACATGATTGAATTATCAAATAATATCTTATCTATTAATAAAGTTATATTTTCTTGTTCTTTTCTCGTTCGTATTAAATCTTGTATTAATTCTTCTTTTAATTCATTATTCTTTTGTATCTTATTTGTTAATTGAAATGCCATATGTGATTTTTGTATATCTTCATGCATACCTTTTATACCGTATTCAGTACTTGTATTACTAGTATTCTTTTCTTTTAATAATTTATTTTCGTTTTCTTGAAGTTTCCCTAATATTATTTCCACTTCATTTATATATTGTTCGTAATATTCTTTTTTTTTATAAACTAATTCAGAACTATATATAAGCTTTTCTTTATTGTTCAACATAGTATTAAGTAATTTGCTATGTTTAATATGATTTTGGTTTAATATTTTGAAGATATTATCTTTGACTAATTTAATATCTGTATGAACACTACTTATTTTTTCATATAGAGACTTTAAATCGATAGTTATATATAATTTCCGTTCAGTGTTACTATTAAAATTGTTAATATAATAACATTCCACGGTATCATCTCTCTTTATAGCAGAAATAAAATTTTTATATAGTATAACAAGCTTATATTTAATATTCTGTACGCAAAACTTAAATCTATTTAACTGTTTAAATATATCTTTTAAAATTTCTTTATCGTCTTTGTTTAAATCTCTTAATAATATTTCGCGGTTATAATTTTCGCTAAGACTTTTTTCAAGATCTTCGTCTGTATCATGTATATTATTTATATCAATTTCATCATAATCATTTTTTATATCTATACTATCAGGTTCTTGAGCATATTTAGATATAACATCAGTTGAACTTTCTATGTCTACATATTTAAGTTTATATGTAAATTCCTTATTAGGTTTAATGTTAAAGGTTGAAGGAATGTATAATAAAAAAGTTTCTGCGTTTGAACAACATAAAACTTCTATATAAACACAGTAACCATCTATAGTAAATATATTTTTAGGAGTAAAACCATTTTCCGAAAGCAATAATTCTAATTTTGAAAAAGAATGTGTCATTTTTTATTATAATTAGCTGTTTAAATTAAAATCTTTTATTTTTTTTAAAACAATATTGTTTTAAAAAAATAGGTTATTAAAAAAAATGAACAATAATTTACCAAAGAATAATTCAGATACCTTGATGGATTTGCCTACTGATAAGAATGTACCTACAAAATCGGAACTTAAAATATTCGACTCTCTATTTAAAGAAAACTACGAAAATAGTAAGACTTCTTTTTTAAAAATTATATTTCAATATATATTATTAACATTTATTATAATGTTATTTTATTTGATACCTAATGATACTATTAAGAAACTCGTGCCAGCTGCACTAAGTAATATTGAATTAACACCTATAATTATTAAAGGAGTATGTATTTCTATTATCTTTTATTTATTTCAAGTCTATTATATGAAGGTTAAATTTTAAACTAGTTTGAAATTTAAAGTATTAATTTTTCATTTTATATACGTACATAGAGAAATATATGATTATTATAATTAATATCGTAATACATATAGTATATAATATAAGTTTAAAAATTGACAGTTGTTTCTCGTTAAAAAAAGTATCTTTATTATTAACTACAATACACACAAATTCTGGTTTTATTTTGTACAAAATAAAACCGACAATAACTGTAATAATAACTATAATAGAAACACTTATTGAAGAGTTTAGATTAAAAAAATTTTTAAAATTACTTTTCGTTGTTTTAATAACACCATCATACTCTATTAGTTCATT